AAACCCCGGAGGTCCGGGACATCAGTGGGTTAAAAAAATGTTTATTGACCCTGCACCTTATGGAAGAGCATTTGATGCCACAAACATTGAGACAGGACAAGTTCTTAAATACCCTGATGGGCATAGTAAAGCAGGTGAAGCCTTGTTCAAAAGAAGATTCATCCCTGCTAGATTATCTGATAATCCATATCTCTCATCTCAGGGAGACTACGAAGCAATGCTTCTTTCCTTACCTGAACACCAAAAAAAGCAGTTGCTTGAAGGTGATTGGGATATTAAAGAGGGTGCTGCTTTTACTGAGTTTAATAGGGATATTCATGTTGTTGAACCTTTTGACATTCCAAGGAATTGGGTTAAGTTTCGTGCATGTGATTATGGTTATGGTTCTTATAGTGCTGTTCTTTGGTTTGCTGTTAGCCCAGATGAGCAACTTATATTATATAGAGAGTTATATGTTTCTAAAGTCCTTGCCACAGATTTGGCAGAAATGGTATTAGATTTAGAATCAGATGATGGAAACATAAAGTATGGAGTTCTTGATAGTTCACTTTGGCATAAAAGAGGTGATACAGGACCTTCACTAGCAGAACAGATGATACAACGAGGATGTCGTTGGAGACCATCTGATAGAAGTAAGGGTAGTCGTGTAGCAGGTAAAAATGAAATACACAGAAGACTACAAGTAGATGAGTTTACAGAAGAACCACGTATGGTATTTTTTAATACTTGTACAAACACAATATCTCAGATACCTGCAATACCTTTGGATAAAAAGAATCCTGAGGATGTAGATACAAGAGCAGAAGACCATATCTACGATGCATTACGATATGGCATAATGTCAAGACCACGTTTTAGTATTTTTGACTATGACCCTGTAGGTAGACCACAAAGTAGTATGCCTATGGCAGATTCAACCTTTGGATATTAATATGGCAGAAGAAGATATAATGATTGAAGACGAAGCGATTGCTTTGGATGACACGAATGAACCTGATGTAGATGACATAAACGTTTCTGATTTAGCAGGATACGTTATGGGTAAATACAAAAAGGCAGAAGATTATAGATACGAAGATGAGCAAAGATGGGTTAGAGCCTACAGAAATTACAGAGGTTTATATGGTCCTGATGTTCAATTTACAGAAGCTGAAAAGTCAAGAGTATTTATAAAAGTAACCAAAACAAAAACATTAGCAGCCTATGGACAAATAGCTGATGTATTGTTTGCAGGTGGTAAATTTCCAATAAGTATTGAACCCACCGAATTACCAGAAGGAGTAACAAAAGATGTCAATTTTGACCCCAAAAAACCTGAAGAACTTTCTAATCAACCAAATATGGAATCCCCTTATGGTTTCCGTGATGATGGCATGGAATTTCCTAAAGGAGCTACTGCTCAAAATTTACAAAATGGTCTTGGTCCTTTGCAAGAAAAGTTACAAGATGTTGAAAACCTTGAAGAAGGGGTAGGAGAAACACCTACAGCAATAACATTCAGTCCTGCTATGGTAGCAGCAAAGTCTATGGAAAAAAAGATTATAGACCAACTACAAGAGTCAGGAGCTAATAAACATCTACGAAGCACTGCATTTGAAATGGCATTGTTTGGTACAGGTGTTATGAAAGGACCTTTTGCTATAGATAAAGAATATCCTAATTGGGATGATGAAGGTAACTATAGTCCAATATTTAAAACAATACCACAAGTTTCACATGTATCTATTTGGGATTTCTATCCTGACCCTGATGCAGATAATATAGACCAAGCACAGTATGTGATGGAAAGACATAAAATGTCAAGGTCTGATTTAAGAGCACTCAAGAAAAGACCATTCTTCAGAGATAACGTAATTGATATAGTTATTCAAGAAGGAGAGAACTATGTTAAAAAATATTGGGAAGATGATTTAACAGATTACAATCAAGAAAATTATGTAGAAAGATTTGAAGTATTTGAGTATTGGGGTATGATAGATACCTCTTTACTAATTGAAGAGAATATTGAAATACCTGATGAACTAAAAGACTTTGATGAATTACAAGCAAATATATGGGTATGTAATAATAGATTAATACGTGCAGTATTAAATCCATTCAAACCTGCAAAAATACCTTACATGGCAGCACCATATGAATTAAATCCATATTCATTCTTTGGTATTGGTTTAGCAGAAAACATGGATGATACTCAAACTCTTATGAATGGTTTTATGAGAATGGCAGTAGACAATGCTGTATTGTCAGGAAATCTATTAATAGAAGTAGATGAAACTAATTTAGTTCCGGGACAAGACTTATCTGTATATCCGGGCAAAGTATTTAGGAGACAAGGTGGAGCACCGGGACAAGCAATCTTTGGTACAAAGTTCCCAAATGTTTCTAATGAAAACTTACAACTGTTTGATAAAGCAAGAGTATTAGCAGACGAAAGCACAGGCTTTCCATCTTTTGCACATGGACAAACAGGTGTTATGGGTGTAGGTAGAACTGCTTCAGGTATATCTATGCTTATGAACGCAGCAGCAGGAAGTATTAAAACTGTTATAAAGAATGTAGATGATTATTTACTTAGACCTTTAGGTGAAGGTTTATTTAGATTTAATATGCAGTTTGACTATGACCCACAGATAAAAGGTGACCTAGAAGTTAAAGCTAGAGGCACAGAAAGTCTGATGGCAAATGAAGTGAGGTCTCAAAGACTTATGCAATTCTTACAAGTTGCGTCTAGTCCTGCACTTGCACCTTTTGCAAAATTTAACTATATCATTCGTGAGATTGCAAAGGCTTTAGATTTAGACCCTGCTAAAGTTGTTAATAATATGGATGAAGTAGCATTACAAGCAGAGTTACTAAAACAGTTTCAAGCAACACAACCCCAACCACCACAACCACCTGCAGGTGTAAACCCTGCTGACCCAACAGGTTCAGGTGGTGGAGTTATAGGAACAGGTCAAGCACCTATTCCGGGTGAGCAAGGATTTTCAGGAGCAAGACAGGATGGACAACAACAAGGACAACCACAAGCAAATATTGGGCAACCTCAAGCCGATGGTACACCACCAAACCCACTTCAATAAATATTTAGATATGTTGATAGTACGTCAGCATAAAGTATTAGAACAAGCCACAGATATGGCAACAGTGCATAGAGCACAAGGTGGCATTTATGCTTTACAAAAATTAAAATTACTTAGAGAAGAGGTCATAGGCAAAGATGTCGGTTGAGACTAGAAGAGCACAGAGAGAGGGTAAAACAGATACCCAAAGAATGCTTGAAGCTGAAAAAACTAAACGTGGATTAACACAAGCAGCAGACATAGCTACAGATTTTATTCCGGGAGTTAGTGAAACAAAAGATATAATCAGTTTAGGTCAAAACGTAAAAAAGGGTGATTATTTAGCAGCAGGTGCTGATGCAGTAGCATTAGGATTAGGAGCAGTTCCTGTAGTAGGAGATATAGCTAGAAGAGGATTTAAAAGTTTAGTTACTCCTAAAAAAATTAGAAAAGCATACAAACTATTTGTACAGAGAGAGGATGGACTATATCCTTTATTTGTAGATGCTAAAAATAAAATACCTGAAAAAGAATTTATAGAGGCAAAGTTTCCTGAAGAGGCATTTACTGCACCTAACGGAAGAACATATGTTCCAAGTAAAGGTGCAAAAAGAGAAAGTAAAATACAATACATTGACCCTGATGGTAAAAAGATAACTAAAGCACAGTATGATAAGTTAGGGGACAATGCTAAAAAACAAAGTAAAAAGGTAGTTTCAAAAGGAGAAAAACAACAAGCAACAGGCGAGTCTATAATTATACCTGATGAAAAGACAAGAGAAAAATTAATTGAAAAGGGATATATTACAGATAGGGTAAAAAGAACAGAAGAAGCACCTTTTGGAAAAGTAACTGCAGTAGCAGCTAGACCCGGATTTCATGCAAGTCAATTTCCTGTAGCTACACATATAGGTCCTCAAGATATAAAAATTAGTAAAAAAGAGGCACAAAAATTAATAGAAGCAGGTATAACTCCTGAAGCTATAAAAAGAAGAAAAGGACAACTATATGTAAAGAGAAGAGCCGAAGACCACGTATACGCAGAAGTAGATATGGCAGATGATGTAGACTATCAAAGCATGTTGGCAAAAGAAGGAAAGACAGATATAAATGATAGAGTTCCTGTAGGTGGTAGTTATAAGTATGTAGATGGTCAAGCCGACAGTGACAAGTGGGTAGTCGGTGGTAATATGAGAGTCAATAAAGTATTATCAAAAGAGGAAACTAAAAAATTACAAGAAGAATTAGGTGTTAAAGATTTACCATCTAAAGAAGATGTAGAAAATATATTAGGCAAAAAGTTTTCTCAAGGTGGTTCAGTAGAGGGAGATAATATGTATCAAGGTGTAGATGATTACGTTTTAGCTAAAACAAATCCTGAACAAATGGACATGAATAAAGGTGGAACAACTATGGAAAAAGATTTACAAGCACAACAATTAGAAATGTTTGGTGACGTTGGAAAAATGGTAAAAGCACCTAATGTAAAAGACCCTGTATCAGGAAATGAAATACCTAAAGCATCTACTGCAGAAGAGGTAAGAGATGATATACCTGCTAGATTAAGTGAGGGTGAATTTGTTTTACCTGCAGATGTGGTGCGTTATCATGGTTTAGAAAAACTAATGAAACTAAGACAGTCTGCAAAGCAAGGTATTAATATGATGGATGACATGGGACAGTTAGGTAATTCAGAGCAAGCTACTATGTCTGATGAGTTGCCTTTTACTCCAAACAAAATGCAAGAAGGTGGAGTTGTACAGCCTCAAGTTAATCAGCAGAATGTTGTTCCGGGAGTTAAATTTACTGCACCTAAACAACAAACATTAAGACCCTCTGTATATACACAACCTGCAATGCAACCTGCAGTTCAAAAAGCTCCTACTGTTAACGTTCCTACACAACCAACTTATACAGCACAAGTTTTAAATCAACAACCACAAAAAACAGATACTGCTGCTACACCTACATTTAAACAATTAATTGGTGCTCCTTTTGGACAGTTACAAAAAAGTGAAACTAAAAAATATGTAAACGAACAGACAGGTGAAGAATTATACATACCTTTTATTGATGGTCAGCCTATCTATCCAATACCTGAAGGATATAAGTTTGAAGGTGATATAAAGAAAGAAGAAGAGGAAAAGCAACCTGTAAAAACTACTGTTGATACAGCTAGAGTGACACAAGATACAGGAGGAGACGATGGTGGTTTTACTGCACCTGATACTCCTGAATATAGAGTTGCATCAACACTTGCATCACAAAAGGGTGGTGGTATAGGTGGTGCTATATCTAGTTTGATAGAAAAGGTTACAGACTTTGGTCCTATCAGTATTTTAAAAAATGTAGCAAGAGATATGATGCCTGCTCCTAAAATGCAACCCGGATTTGATTTAGCTGAAGCATTTGAAGCAGACAGAAAAGTAGGAGAAGAAGCTAATCAAAATTCTATTGCAAGAGGTATGGGTTATGCTTCTTATGATGATTTAAAAAATCAAATAGGTGTAGAGCCTTCATTTGCTTTCGGTACAAATCCGGGAGACATAAGTTTAAGCACAGGTAAATTTTTTAACGAGTATGGACAATCTGAAAATCCAACTACAGGTGAAGTTGCTTATACTTCTTTTACAGACTTTGTAAATGCTATGGGTGCGTCTGCTAAATCAGGTTGGTTTGGTGGCATTGAAAGTGCAAAGCAAGCTGCTAAAAATAATAATTCAAAAGCAATAAGTTTTTTAAATGAAATGAATGTTAAGTATGAAAAAGAAGATGCCGAGAAAAAAGACGATAAAAAACCAAGTGTAACTTTAGATGATATTAATATAAAACAACAAGAGGTGAAAGACCCAAAAGAGATTAAAAAAGGTATACAACCATCAGATGTATTTGACCCAACAAGTAAACCTACTACCAGTTTTGTTTCAGGAAAACCTACAGGTGCTGTAGGTTCTACAGGTGGTTTAGGTCCTGCTGGAGGAATAGGTCAAGTTAGAGGTGTTAGTCCTGCGTCTGTATCTTTTGGAGAAAGTTCTGGAGATGGTGGTGGACAGACAGATGATAGTGCATCTACATCAGGAGATGTAAGTGGAGATACAGGATTAGGTTCTGAAAGTTACTCTACTGCAGTAGGTGGATTTATACCTAAAAAGAAAACTAAAACTAAAAAGATGAAGCGAGGTGGGTTAGCTTCACGTAAATAACCCACAATAGTTGGCTACTTATCCCCCAACAATATTTGGCTACGATAACCCCAAGGAGTAAAAAATGGCTGAACAAGCACAAGAGATGGTGGTGGAAGCTACACCTAAAAAAGCAACATTCGTATCTAAACCTTCTACTCATGAAGATAGAATAAAAAAAGATGAAGAAGAGTTAGAGCAACTAAAAAAAGAAGTAATCGGTGAAACTGAAGAACCTGCTAAAGAAACTGAAGAGGAGACAGCAGAAGATAAGGAAGAACCGAAGAATGCTGAAGAGAGAACTTTTAAAAAACGTTATGGAGATTTGCGTAGACACTCTCAAGAAAAAGAAAAAGAGTTTCAAAAGCAACTTGATGATTTAAAAGCTCAACTAGAAAAAGCAACTAAAAAAGAAATCAAACTGCCTAAAACTGAAGAAGAAATAGAAGAGTGGGCAAAAGAATATCCTGACGTTGCAGGCATTGTAGAAACAATAGCTATCAAAAAAGCAAAAGAACAATCTGATGCTTTAGAAAAAAGAATTAAACAGATTGATGAGCTAAATGCAAAAACTGCAAAAGAAAGAGCAGAAGTAGAATTGTTGAAAATACATCCTGATTTTTCAGAGATAAGAGAAAGTGATGATTTTCATGAGTGGGCAGAAGAACAGCCAAAGTGGGTACAAGATGCCTTATATGAAAATAGTGAAGATGCAAGGTCAGCAGCTAGAGCTATTGATTTATACAAATCAGATAGAAATATTGGGAAGAAAGATAAGAGCAAGAGTAGCAAGAGTGCTGCTTTGGAAGTTAAAGCGAAAAATACTAGGTCTGTTCCTGATGTTGACCAAAACTCTACTAAGATATTAGAATCTCAAGTACAGGCAATGTCTGCAGACGAATACGAAAAAAATTCAGATACTATCATGGAAGCAATACGTTCAGGGAACTTTGTCTATGATGTATCAGGGTCAGCTAGATAAAAACAGTTGACAAAGCATTATTAATATGTATAACTATTAATAAATAAAAGTGTGACCCCATTTTGGACACTCACACTTGTAATACACTTGGAAGCCTACCTGATGGTATGAGCCTGTGTTTAAATAGCTACTAAACACACAACCTCAATATACTATTAGCCGATGACGAGTAAATCTGTCGTATA